TTCTTAGTGGCTCTGGCTGGGGTGGTAGTTGAAGGTCTAAAAGACTAATAGTCTCTTTCTCTTCTGGTTCAACTTCTTTGTTTATTTTTCTTCTATTTGTCATCTGATACTTCCTCCATTTCTAAATCATTGCCTTTAAAGTCTAAATCTAAAACTTTCTTGTAATGCATCTCTAACTGATTCATTACGTCTTGCCAAGTCTTAACTTCTAAAGCGCCTCTATAAGACGGAGGAACAGAGTTGATTAGACCATCAATAGTTTCTCTTTTCCACTTAAGCAGTTCTGCTTCGTCTTCGTTTTTCAGAACTTTGACCCTTTCTTTATCCATATCGGGACTATGCTCTAAGAATAAATACTTCGCTGTTGTAAGAAAAACCCATTGTTGGAAAGCATATCCGATAAGTTTAAAAGAAAGGATCTTAATATCATTAACGAATTTAATCTTTTTCTGGTATTGGGTTAGTCTGTCTATCAAAAAATACACGAAACCACCCAAGAAAAACTCAAACCAAAAGAATTCTTGCATCTAAACTCCAGTTGTTATTGAAAAAGTGATTTACTTGGACTTTTTCATCTTCTGAATACGGCGGGCAACGCGACGAGCAACCTCATTGACCATATCGTCCATTGGCTCCTCATCCTCTGGAGCAGCCTCAACATCCATCTCGGCGTCCATTTCCATATCCATCTCGTCACCGCCCATATCTGGTGCGGGTAGCTCCTCGGCAGGCTCGGCGCTGTCCATAGCGGCGCGGACCTTATCGGCTACTTTGAGGAAAACTTCAGCCTCTTCGTCAGTGAGGGTGAGTTCGCCCATATCCTCGGCGTCCATATCCATTTCTTCGCCTTCTGGCGCTTCTGGCATTTCTTCGTCTGCTTCAAGGTCAACATCTAGCATCTCCTCATCGCCCTCTGGCGCCATCTCATCGTCTTGCATTGGAGGCATAGCCTCCTCTTCCATTCGCTTGTCATCGTACTTCATCTCTTCGTCATCAGCCATGGCGTATGTTTCATTAACGAAGTTTGAACCAACCGCTTCCATGTTAGCAAGTTTCATAAAGCGACGAACGGTACCTTCCTCAAGTAAAGTCTTCTTCTTAGACATGTCATTCTCCTTTTTTCAGATGCTTTGCATCTTTTGGTCTAGGTTACGTGTTATAAATAGTGTCTTCCAACTCAAAATTTTTCTTTTTTAACTTCTTAAATGCTTCTTTTTCTATTTGAGAAACACGGACATAAGAAATACCCAGGCGGTTGCCGACTTCTTTAAGACCTAATCTACCATTCTTTTTTACAGAAATCAAGGTGCAATTTAAATCATCGCCCCATTCCATCCATAATCGACAATCTTTTTTATCGCATATATTATTGCTTTCCTGTATTTCTTCTGCACATTTTCTCATACTAATCCTCGCTTTCTATTAAATCAAATATATCTTCTATATCATTCGGGTCTAATCCAAACTTGTTGATGATATCTTTTTCTTTTTCAAGTAACTGACGATTCTTTTTTAGTCTATGCTTCCTCGCCATCATACTAGTTTCTTTTACCTTTTGGATAAAAGGCTGAAGAAGAGGGTCATCCAGAAGATACGCTTTGACATATTCGTTGAAGAACCAGAACTTTGTAATATCGTCAAACTTAAGTTTGATTCTCAGTTCAATGTCCAAAGGTTCTAAACTGTTGAACACAATCGCTTTGGCATCTTCTGGTTTTGACTTTCTTACTTTCATTTGTTAATGTGGGTTTTGCTTTCAGATAAACCGGCACCGGTCTGCCTTACCCAGACTGCTTTATTTTGCAATGAAGTTAAATTTCTAGCGCCTGAGTAAGAGAACCCAGACACGATGCCGCCACGAAGATCTTGTAAAACGTCTTTTACTTCACCTTTATACTTAATAAAAGTGCTTACGCCTTCGTTTGAATTGTAACGACCTCGCCAATCCATCTGTGCATCCTTAGAAGCCATACCGCGATATCGCTTCTTTAGACCTTCGGGTGTCGTTACAATATCTCCTGGTGATTGCAATGTTCCTGCCAGTAGAGATCCAAGCATTACAAAGTCTGCCCCAGCAGCCAAAGCCTTTACAATATCACCACTTGTTCTAATACCACCGTCAGCAATAATAGCAACGTCATGATGTGTGTCGGCACAATCAAAAATAGTTTGTAGACCGGGTAAACCGTGACCTGTTTGGATTCTAGTGGAACAAATAGAACCTCCACCAATATTACATCTAATAGACTGAGCGCCCCACTCTGCGAGAGCATTGATCCCCTCTAAGGTTGCAACGTTGCCAGCCATGATATGCACTTCATCGTCAAATGCTTGACGCAGAGCGCCCAGGGCATTCTCCATTAAGATGTGATGCCCGTGTGCCACATCAACACAAATAACTTTTGCGCCGTTTTCCACTAGTGTCTGTGCTCGTTCAAAATAATCATCGGACACGCCAATCGCTGCGCCGACAACTTCAACACCAGCACCGACAACTTCAGCAACCATACCTGCTTGCTCTTCAATAGAGTTGTATCTGTGGATAATGCCAAGTCCACCCATTTTAGAAATAGCATAAGCCATCTCTGATTCTGTTACGGTATCCATTGGAGAAGAGATAATTGGAAGATTAAAAGTTAAATCCTCATCTAAGTCTGAAGATATATCAACTTCTTTTCTACTTTTAATATCTGAATACTGCGGGACCAACAAAACATCATCATAAGTTAAGGCTTCTTTCATTTTGTCTCCTCATTTAGTGTTAAAACTATTCTTTTATCAAAGCCGCCGCGTGCTGTTCTTTTATTGTGAGCAGCCACGACAGAATCAGCAAGCGAAACATCAAACAGTTTGAATATAGAGCGAGTAACTTCTAGTACATCACCTGCTTCTGCTTTGCGTTCCTCTTTGCTTTCAGACTTAATAAGCTCATCTATTTCTTCACCTAGTTTATCAATCAAAAGGCCAAGAACTTCTTGAGGTTCGGCTACACGCCATTGAGGATTTCTGCCATCTTCTTTTATTATTCGTGGAATATAATCTCTGACAAGTTTTTCTTTCATTTTGTCTCCTCGTCATTCGCCATTCCTAATAGCGCATATCCACAAATGTCCTTCCAAGGACTTTCACCAAAAGCATCTTTTCTTGTTGCCAATCTAAACAACTTATCAATAACTCTTGTAATGGCGAGAGCGTCATCATAAGAATCAGGCTGGATGCCGTCTGGATAAAGAACTCTTAGAATCTCTGATGCTCTTGAGAAAGAATCACCGTAGGCTTTATTCTTTTCTGCGGTAAGTTTACCTATCTCTGAGGCTAGTAATTCGTATTTGCTCATCCCAACTCCGACCAGAAACCGTCAACAACTTCAACGTCGTTCTCTTCTAGAAGTGCTGACAACTTTTCCCAATCCTCTTTGTAGTCCTCTGCCACATCATCGCAAAAAACAAGATAAGGCACGTCATACTCAAAGCCCTGAAGACCCTGAACGTATCCACCCTTACGCCACTCAAAACTTCGTAGACGGTCAGGTAGAACATTGTGAAGTTCCTCAAAGCGCTCTAGTAGAATCTCCTCATCATAATCATTTTCCCAGATAAGATACTCGTCTAGAACACCAAGTTGCTCTGCAACCTCTTCGTTAATCACAAATCCCTTCTTACTTTGTGGGTAGTACTCCATTTTTATCCTCCGTGTATTTTTTAACTATTTTTTGTGCGTTGTCCCAGCACTCGGGGCAATAGAGATGGACTTTTTCTTCTTGTTGTCGAACAACAACATTCCAACTCATTACTTGTTCTCGGTTTAGTTTATCAAAAGGTGCTTCACAAGTCAAGCATTTTTTTGGTAAATGTCCAAAAAGTGCAACTTTTGTTGCTAATTCTTTCTCTGCGTTTTTCTTTGCTTTGTGGGCTTTTTTGCGTCGTAGTTTTCTTTCAAGACTCATGGAACCCTCAACTTGTCTAGTTGAGCGCCAGCCATCCAGTTTTGATCGCAGCGACC